AAGTATGATAAAGAAGTAAATACAAACACAGTATGGGATCTAGGATATAGTGATGATACTGCTATATGGTTCTATCAGGTCATTCATGGGGAAGTCCATGTTATTGACTATTACGCTTCAAGTGGTAAGGAAATAGCTCACTATGCTGCGCAAGTGCTTACCAAACCTTATAAGTTTGGTCTACATTATTTGCCACATGACGCTAAAGCTAAAACTTTAGCATCCGGTGGTAAATCTATTGTAGAACAGTTAGCTACTCACTTTGAGTGGAAAAATATGCGGATCACTACTAACCTATCTATGATGGATGGTATTCAGGCTGCAAGACTTATGTTTCCGAGAGTATGGATTGACAAAGAAAACTGTGCTGATGGCATAGAAGCTTTAAAGCAATATCAACGTGAGTGGGATGAGGATCGCAAGATATTCAGAGATAAACCTAAACACGATTGGACATCTCATGCTAGTGACGCATTTAGATACCTAGCTGTATGTTGGCAAGAAGAAGCTAAGGTAGATAAGAAAGACGATAAGCCTAGAGGATTACATGTAGGCCAAACGAAAGTAACATTAAACGAATTATGGGATACAGTCCCTAAAACACAAGGTGGAAGGATCTAAAATGGCAGGAACAAATCAAAACGTAGGTGGTTATAAATTATTAACAGCAACAGGTAACGTATGTCCATTTGGTACTAGCTTACTAGGTATCTTTGCATCAACATCTACAGTAGGAACAGTAACTATTTATGATAGTGCAAGCAATACTACTACAGCTAAGGTCATTGATACAGTAACATTAACGGCAGGTACATGGTATCCAATGCCTATCTCTACAACATCAGGTGTTTACATTGTTGTAGGTGGAACTCTTAGTGCTACTGTGGTATTTGCATAAGTATGACTAAAGTAGAACTTTACCTAAACGTTGTCACGCAATATGACAAAGAGTTCTCCAAATGGATGAACCGTACTGACAAGATATTGCGTAGATATAGGGATGATCGTCAGGTTAATTCCACTCAAACACGCTATAACATGCTATGGGCTAACGTACAGACATTAAAAGCTGCTACGTTCTCACGCATGCCTAAGCCAGACGTATCACGCAGATTTAAAGACAACGATCCAGTAGGTAGAGTAGCATCCATGATCTTAGAAAGAGCTATGGACTTTGAGATTACTCATTATGAGGATCTTAAACATTGCTTAGAGTCTAGCGTATATGACAGATTCTTAGGTGGTCGTGGTTCAGCATGGATTCGTTATGAGCCTAAGATTGAGTCTATGGACTACGAAACATCAGAATCAGATGAAGAATCAGATGAAGCAGCAGAATATTTAGATTCAGAAGCAGCACCCATTGACTATGTACATTGGAAAGACTTTGGACATGAGCCAGCAAGAACATGGGATGAAGTAAACAAAGTATGGCGTAAAGTCTATATGACACGCAAAGCTTTAGTTGACAGATTTGGTAAGGAATTAGGTAACAAAGTACCATTGGATTCAAGCCCAGATGACCAAAAGTATAAAGATTCAGATGGTATTGGTAAAAAAGGCCTTATCATTGAACTATGGGATCGTGAAACTGAAACAGTATTGTGGATTTCTAAATCACTTAACCAAATCTTAGATGAAAGAGATGATCCATTAGAGCTAGAGGAATTCTTCCCATGCCCTAAACCACTTTATTCAACTATTACTAACGAATCACTTGTACCAATCCCAGATTTTACATTATACCAAGACCAAGCTAATGCCCTAGACATACTCTCTACACGCATTTCTGGCCTGATAGATGCATTAAAAGTTCGTGGTGTATATGACGCATCAGAACCGACATTACAAAGGTTATTTACAGAAGGTGAAAACAATACACTTATTCCAGTTAAGAATTGGCCTGCTTTTTCTGAAAAACAAGGTCTTAGAGGTGCTATTGATATTGTGGACATCACACCTATCGCTATGGCTCTTAAAAATGCTTATGATGCTATGGCACAGATTAAGCAAGAAATCTACGATATTACTGGTATATCTGACATTATTCGTGGCCAATCTAATGTTATAGAAACTGCAACATCAGCTCAAATTAAGAGCCAATTTGCATCACTACGCTTAAAAGAATATAAAGATGCTGTAGCTTGTTATGCTTCACACATATTAAAACTAAAAGCACAAGTTATCTGCGGACAATTCCAACCAGAAACACTTATTAAGATTGGTGGCGTTGCACAGTTAGGTCAAGACGATCAAGCATTAGTACCACAAGCTATAGAATTGCTTAAAAACAATCCTATGCGTACATTCCGTATTGAAGTAGCTACAGATTCTATGCTTTATCAAGATGAGCAACAAGAAAAGGCTGATCGTGTAGAGTTTTTAGGTGCAGTAGGTACATATTTAGAGAAAGCTGTACAAGCATCACAAGCTATGCCACCGGAAGCTACTCCATTACTTATGGACTTGCTTAAGTTTGGTGTAACAGGCTATCGTGTAGGTCGTGAATTAGAAGGTGAGTTTGATACATTAGCAGATCACATTAAACAAGCAGCTAAACAACCAAAACAACCACCACCGCCTAATCCAGAAATAATGAAGATACAAATGGAAGCACAAGCAAGACAAGCTGAGTTACAATCTGAAGTGCAGGCTAGAGATCATGAGATTCAATTAGAAGCTCAAAAACAACAAGCTCAAGCTCAAAATGATATGAGAGAACGTCAGCATAAAGCAGAACTGGATCAAGCCCTAGCTAAACAGAAATTAGACTTTGATACATGGAAAACACAGCTAGAAAATGAAACTAAGATTCTTATTGCTGAACTTGATGCTAAGACTAAATTGAAAACACAATATATGTCTACTAACCCACAAGATCCGCTTACACATATAGATGACAATGGTAATCCTAAATTACCAGATGACATTACAAACCTTTTACATGATGTTAATTCAAGCATGGAAACATTAGTAAATGCAAACATGATGACACAACAAGCTAATGCAAACTTGGTAGCACAACAACAAGCTGCACATGATATGTTAGTGAATCACATGACTAAACCTAAACAAGTTATTAGAGATGTAAACGGTAAAATTATAGGCGTTCAATAATGGCAATAACGATTAAGCATGCCAAGACGGATAATATATCGGATTGGACACAGACCGACTTAGATGCTCAGATTGCGTTAGGTAACTTTCCGCCTGGCACAGTCTTAGCTGACATTGTATTACCAAGTGATTGGAATAACAGCCATACTGTAACAGGTTTAGGCACAATGGCCACACAAGATGCTAATGCAGTATCTATTACTGGTGGCACAATGAGTGGTGTAGCTATTACAGGCTACATTCCTACTACACAAAAAGGCGTAGCTAATGGTGTTGCAACATTAGATTCAGGCGGTCAAGTTCCATTAAGCCAATTACCACCATTAGGTGATCTTAATTATCAAGGCACATGGAACGCATCTACAAATAGCCCTACGCTTACATCTAGCACAGGCACAAAAGGTTATTATTATGTAGTGAGTGTTGCAGGATCTACAAATTTAAATGGTATTACTGATTGGCAAGTAAACGATTGGGCTGTGTTTAACGGTTCAGTTTGGCAAAAGATTGACAATACAGACGCAGTTAATTCTGTAAATGGTAAAACAGGTACAGTAGTTCTTACTTATGGCGATATTACAAGCGGTGTCGTTCCAGTTGTAAATGGTGGCACAGGATTTACAACATCAAGCGGTGCTAATTCTGTAGTATTAAGAGATGCTAATGGCAACATTACTACAAACTGTTTATTTGAGGGATTTACAAGTCAAGCTAATGGTAGCTTAATTACTTTAACTGCATCATCAGTTCAAAATTGGGTAATTACAGGATCTGGTGGACAAACAATTAAATTACCAGATGCAACTACATTACCAAGTGGCGCATTATTTACATTTAATAATAATCAGTCATCAGGCACAATCATAGTTCAGAACAATTCTGGAACTACAATAGATACATTACAATCAGGTTCATTTAGTACAGTTGTTTTACTAAACAATTCTACTGCTGCTGGTTCATGGGATAAACACGATCAAGCACCAGCTAATGTATCATGGTCTACAAATACATTTGATTATCCTGGCTCTATAACATCAGCCACATGGAATGGTAATGCTATAGCATTAAATCGTGGTGGTACAAATGCTAACTTAACAGCAGTTAATGGTGGTGCAGTATATTCTACAGGTACAGCATTAGCTATCAGTGCAGCAGGAACATCAGGTCAAGTATTAACATCTAGCGGTGCAGGTGCGCCAACATGGACAACACCAACAACAGGAACAGTCACTAGCGTAACAGGAACAGCACCTATAGCATCATCAGGTGGTACTACTCCAGCAATTAGTATTAGCCAAGCTACAACAAGCACAAACGGATATTTAAGCTCTACTGATTGGAATACGTTTAATAACAAACAAGCTACTTTAGTAAGTGGCACAAACATTAAAACAGTTAATAGCACTTCATTACTTGGTTCAGGTGATGTAAGCGTAGGTGTTTTAAC